CAAGTGCTTCTATTAGCAAAAGTATTAGTAAGTCGGTTAGCCCAAGTATTAGTCCTTCAATTTCTAAATCTATTTCTAAATCTGAGAGTCCTAGTATTAGCCCCTCAGTTTCTCCATCTGCTTCAGTTTCAAAGTCTATTTCTAAATCTTTAAGTCCTAGTATTTCACCTTCGGCTTCTATAAGCAAAAGTATTAGTGCTTCAGAATCTCCAAGCATATCACCATCGGCTTCTATTAGCAAAAGTATATCAAAGTCACTTAGCCCAAGTTTAAGTCCTTCAATCTCTAAATCTATATCTAAATCTTTAAGTCCAAGCTTAAGCTCATCAGTTTCTCCATCAGCATCTATATCAAAGTCTATTTCTAAGTCTTTGAGTCCAAGCTTAAGTCCAAGTATCTCTAAATCAATCTCAAGATCTATTTCTAAATCTGAGAGTCCAAGTGTATCACCGTCAGCTTCTGTTTCAAAGTCTATAAGTAAATCTCTAAGCCCAAGTTTGAGTCCAAGTGTTAGTCCTTCAGCTTCTATAAGCAAAAGTATATCATATTCACCGTCAGTTGGCCTATCCCCATCACATAGTTTATCACCCAGCATAAGTCCTTCAGCTTCGATATCAAAGTCAATTTCTAAATCAATATCAAAGTCTTTGAGTCCAAGTATTAGCCCTTCGGCTTCGATTTCTAAATCTATATCTAAATCTGTAAGTCCATCAGAATCGCCAAGCATAAGCCCGTCAGCTTCGATTAGCAAAAGTATTAGTAAATCAGAGTCCCCGAGTGTTAGTCCAAGTGCTTCTATTAGTAAGAGTATTAGTGCTTCTATAAGCCAAAGTGTTAGTCCTTCAGCTTCGATTAGCAAAAGTGTTAGTAAATCCGAATCACCATCTATAAGTAAATCTGAATCACCGTCTATATCTAAAAGCCCAAGTCCTAGCGCTTCCGTATCTAAATCTATTTCAAAGTCTTTGAGCCCAAGCGTTAGTCCTTCGGCTTCAATTTCTAAGTCTGTAAGTAAGTCGGAGTCTCCTAGTGTTTCTCCATCGGCCTCTATTTCTAAATCAGAGTCTCCGTCAGAGTCTCCATCGGTTTCTCCGTCGGCTTCGATTTCAAAGTCTATAAGTAAATCTTTGAGTCCAAGTATTAGTCCTTCGGCTTCTATTAGCGAAAGTATTTCTCCGTCAGAGTCGCCAAGTGTGAGCCCTAGTGCATCAATTAGTAAGAGTATTAGTGCCTCTGAATCACCAAGTATTTCACTTTCTGAGTCGGCCAGTGAAAGTCCTTCTATTTCACCATCAGCGTCAGTTTCTAAGTCTATATCTAAATCTTTAAGTCCATCAATTTCTAAATCTATAAGTAAATCTTTAAGCCCAAGTGTCAGTCCTTCAGCTTCAATTTCAAAGTCTATAAGTAAATCTTTAAGCCCAAGTGTAAGCCCATCAGCTTCTATAAGCAAAAGTGTATCAAAATCCTTGAGCCCATCAATAAGTCCAAGTTTGAGCCCAAGTGTATCTAAGTCCATCAGTAAATCGGAGTCTCCAAGTCTAAGCCCAAGTATTTCAAAGTCTATAAGTAAGTCAGAGTCACCAAGCATTAGTCCTTCAGCTTCTATAAGTAAGTCTGAAAGCCCATCAGAGTCTCCGAGTATAAGTCTAAGTGTCAGTCCGTCGGCTTCAATAAGTAAAAGTATTAGTCCATCAGAGTCTCCAAGTATAAGCCATAGTCCATCAGCCTCCATGAGTGCCAGTATCTCTCCATCAGCATCTGTATCTCCAAGTATTAGTCCGAGTCCTTCAATTTGCCCTCCAACATTTGAAATTGAGGAATTTGGATATTTGCATTGGCTCATTTGGTATGTTAAAACACACATGAAAATTGTAACTAGTAAACCAGAAGTACTTAGGTTTACTATAGATAAACCAGGAATACCTAGATTTACTACAAAAATAATTTCTGGCCCTGTCATGAAAGTAGAGAATGAGGATGATAATTTAAATTGTTAAAATAAATAATTAATTTATCTAACCTGCTTTATAATTAGAGTAACAAAAAAAGGAACACATTTTTTATGTAACCTCTTAAAAGGTTAGTAGTATTAAAATAAAAATATATTAGGACTGCATATGAAACAGGATTTATTAAAAAAAGTAACAGCCACTCTTCAAAACGAATATCCAGATATTGGAATTCGTTCTATAGAGGTTAATGAAAAAACAGGTCAGTCTACATTTTTTGTTGAGCCTACAAAGAAGAGTTTGGCTTTTTTAGATGTTAATGGTGGTGGTGGTGTTACACCTAAATTATCTAAAAGAGAGTCTGCAGCAACAATAACAAGAGATTATATACAAAGAACTAATCTTGATTTAGGTGCGGGCGATCCATATTCTGAAGAATATAAAGAGTCTTTTAAAAGAGCTATAAGGTATTACTACGTAGATCCACTTGTAGGTGCTGGTACTAATTTACTAGCAAATTTAGCTCGAAAAGGGTTTGAGAATGACATAGATGATGAAAAGATAAAACAGTTTTATGATGTTTGGACATTTGATGTTAGGTTTGATGAAGTATTGGAGTGGATTTTTTTAGATTTCTTTAAAGTAGGACATGTAACTACGTACAAAGTTTTAGCTAAATATGAGCCTAGAGTATCGTACCTCTCACCAATTCCAGGCCAAAAGATAAATAAAGCTTCTGGTAAAGAATCAGCAGCTAAAAAAAATATATGGTCTAAAGGCCATCTTCCAGTGTCATATACTGTTCTTAACCCACTATTAGTTAATGTTACTGGTAATTTAATGTTTGATAAAGTAGCAACCACAATAACGCCTCCTCCAGAATTAACTGAGCTTCTTAAAAAAGAAGGAAGTAAACTTACTGATGAAGAAAAAGATCTTATAAAAGCATTGCCGTCAGATTTGAAAGCTGCCGCTGAGAAAGGTGGAGAGTATCAACTAGATAGTCGATTAGTAGGGCATGTAACTTACAAAAAACAACCCTATGAGAGGTATGCTAAACCAAGAACAACAAGAATATTTGATTCAATAGAATATAAAAATTCCTTAAGGCAAGCAGATTTAAGCACCTTAGATGGTATAAGCAATTACATACTCAAAATAACTATAGGTAATGATGAATATCCTGTTGTGTCCCAGGAAGAGTTAACTGCAGTAGCACAGCTTTTCAATACACCAAGCAAGTCTTTTGACGTCGTATGGAATCATACGTTAAAGATAGAAAAAATAGTTTCTCCTGAAATAGATAAGATTTTAGGTGAGGGTAAGTATAAACAAGTAAATTCGGATATGACCACTGGTTTAGCTGTTTCTAGGGCTCTTTTGGACGGTGGTTCAGGAATGAACGCTGCTGAAGTAGACCTTTTAATAAAAGGCCTTATGGAAGAGGTTAATTACGCCAGACGACAGGTTACACGATGGATTTATAGAGAGTACCAACAGATAGCTGAGGCTATGGGGTTTGATAGATTTCCTAAGATTAGGTGGGATGATGGTATTCTATTGGATACTATTTTACACATGAATACGTTAGCTCAACTTGTGGATCGTCGTATGTTGAGTTATAGGACCTCACTAGAAGCCTTAGGTTTTGATTATCCTAGTGAATTACAAAACATGAAAAAGGAAGTTCCTCTAGTTAAGGACGGAACTTTTGGTATACTAGGTTCTCCATGGCAGCAAGCAAAAAGTCCTGGTAATGTTCCCGTAGGTACCCCTTCTTCTGGTCCTCCAAAAGGAACACAAAAGAATACAGATGTAAAAACTAAAGCACAACCTAAGAAATCAGATACTTCACCTAACCAACAGAAAAAGAATTTACAAGTAAAGCAGGCTGCTTCAATAAGTGAAGATGAAATTAGAAGTATGTCGGCTTCTAAATACTCTGCTTTTATAGATGGTGCTAAAAGTGTGTTGTCAGAAGAAGAATTTCCTGATTTTCTAGATTATATTGGAAGAATTAGATATGGAGTATGATTATTTAATTTATAGAGCCGTAAATAAGATTAATGAAAAAGTTTATATAGGCCAAACAATAACTGGTTTAACAAATAGAAGGCTCTCCCACATAAACGATAGTATAGCTAAAAGGGATAATATTTATTTTCACAATGCTATAAGAAAATATGGATCAGAAAATTTTGAATGGGAGATTTTAGAATATTGTTGTTCTAAAGAAGAACTTGATGAAATGGAATTTCATTACATAAAACAATACAATTCTAAATTTCCAGACGGATATAACTTAACTGATGGTGGTGGTGGAATGGTGGGTTATGTAATAACCGAAAAGCATAGAAAAAATCTTTCTGAATCCCATAAAGGATATGTTCATACACAAGAACAGAAAAGAAAAATAAGTGAAGCATTAAAAGGAAGAAAATGCTCAGATAAAACTAAGAGACTCCTATCAGAACAAAAGAAAGGTTCCAAAAACCCAATGTTTGGTATAAAAGGGAAGCAAAACCACAGTTTTGGTGTTACTCCACCCAAACATGTGTTTGATGCCTTAATAGATAAAATAGCCAAAAAGTGGTTAATAACTTTTCCTGATGGTAGTGAAAAGGTTATAAAAAATTTGAGTGAATTTTGTATTAATAATAGTTTGAACAAGGGTAATCTTTGTTCAACTGCCCACGGTAGGAGAACACATCACAAAGGATTTAAGTGTAGGAAACTAGAAACTGCAAAAATTAGATTTTAAGGAGGTAATTGTGGAAGATACAAAACCTTACATACTAGAGGCTGAAATAGTAATACAAAAGGAAACCGCCTCTTTAAAAGAAAAAGCATCTAAAGTCATAGAATTACCTGAAGGAAACAAAAAGCAGCCTGATTTGTTGTACTTTTCAGCTATTTTTGTTTCGTCCGGCGAGAATTTAAATCACGCATATTTTTTAGGGTCTGAGCTAGTGGCAGCTGAGAACACTATAATAAACAAAGCTTTAGATGTAGAGCATAATGAAGAAGAAATAATAGGCCACATTTATGAAAGAGCATATATTAATAAAGATGGTAAAGCATTGAGTTTATCTGAATTGTCTAGTATGGAAACAGCAAGTCAAGATAATCAAGAAATGCACATAGCTATTGCAGGAATAATATATAAAAGCAGATTTCCATATATAGCACAAGAAGTTGCTGATAGCAAGTGGAAGGTTTCTATGGAATGCTTCTTTCAAAACTATGATGTTAAAATAGGGGATCTTATTTTAGATAGAAAAGAAGCTGAAGTATTAGGCCTTGCTGTGCAAAATGAGAGCATGCTTGGAAGAATGGCAAAAGTTATAAAAGATAAAAAAGAAATAGCTAATGGTAAGATAACTAGGGTATTACGTAATATATGTTTTTCTGGCTGTGGTATAGTAAAAAATCCAGCCAACCCACCCTCAGTTATTTTAGAAACTGCTAAAGAAAAATCTAAATCAGAGGTTACTGATGAAAACTCAGAAGAAATTATAATTTTAGATTACGATAAGCTGAATGTTAACAATAATGTAACCTCCGATAGATTAGAAGACACTAAGTTAGAAGAAGTAGCAAGAGATGGTATGTTAGACGATAGTACTGGTATATGTGTCAATTACAAAAGAAGAACTTATGATAAGGCCGGAGAAATAACAGGCAACGATTGGTGTTCAGCTTTTTCTGCTGAATGTTCTTCTTTTAGTAGGGACACTACTGATCCAGACTGCTTGCGTAATCAGAATATACGTAACTTTGCGAAGGCATCTTTTGACGAGCTTATGCACGCCAGGGCAGCCGGAGATAAACGCAAGGAGCTTTTAGAAGGTTTAAAGGCTGCTTTACGTGAGGCAGTTAAAACTCAATCACGATAGGAGGATGAAATATGCCACAATTAGGACAGGGTCAAGTCGGTTCTTTGAAAAGTACGCCTAAGCTTACAAGAATCAACGGTGATGACCACAGTAAAGTTATTTTTCGTAATTTAGGCAACAACCATGCTTACCCATTTGTTTGGGCTACTACAGCTACTGTAGTTTCTGGTACACAATCAATTGTTGTGGCCAGCGGAATTAAATGGCATGGTTATGATTTAGCCACGTATGCAAGTGTTGTAGCTACACCGAAAGGTAACCTTGGTAGTTTTTATACTACTGCCGACACAGCAGCAAATACAATTACTCTTAATTGTAGTTCTGCTGCTAGCGGCGATACGGATGTAGCTCTTATCTTTATGCTAGGTGGAGACATGGAAGCAGAGGGATTGTATTGTAGAGGTAATAGTGGTGCTACCCAAAATCTTCCTTAATTAGTTAATTAGTTATAAAGAGGAGAAGGTAAATTTGTTTAATTTAAGTTTCAGGTCGGTTAAGTTGTTAAAGCAACTTGTGAGCTTTAAATATTGCAAGGAGGAGACTTAACATATGGAAAATAAAGATCTAGAAAGACAGGTAGCTGCGGTAGTGGCTGAACTGTTTAATGAGAAGGAAGAAGCTGAAATTCGTAAAAATACTGAAGCAAAACTTCAGGAGGCTGCTACTTCTATCTCTGAGCTTACTTTAGCGTTGGAAGATAAAAATGCAGAGGTAGCTGATTTCGAGGAAAAAATTTCTGAAAGCGAAGCGCGTATCCAAGAACTTGAGTCAGAGCTTGAGGCAGCAAAGACCAAGTTGGAGACAGCTGAGGCTAAAATAGTTGAGACAGAAAATACTCTCGAGACTATGAGAAAAGATAGAGCAGCTGAGGTTAGAATGGCTGAACTTGAAGAGGCAGGGGTATCTCGTGTAGATAAAGACTCACAGATGAATAAAGTTAGAGAAATGACTGACGAAGATTTTGCATCTTACAAGGAAGAGTTGATGTCTATTAGAGAGGCCGTAGTAAATGAGCTTAAGAAAGCAGCAGAAGAAGCTGATAAAATTGCTCAAGAAACTACGGAGACAAAACCGGTAGAAAAAGCTAAAGAAGAAGTAGTTGAAGAAACAGAAGAATCTACCGAGGAAGAGACCGCTGAAGAATCAGTTGAAGAAGAAGAAACAGCTCCGCCTGCACAAATCACTCCGGGCCAAGCTGCTATGGCGTCTTTAAATTTTGAATATAGACCAACCAAAGACGTTACAGAGAAATACAGGAAGATGGGTGAAGCAATGGCTGCTAAATTTGTTAAAAAGGCCGAATAATAATAGATTTATAGGAGGAATAAGGATATGTTTATACCAAGACATCCTGTTGTAGAAAATCAATTTTGTAGTTATGCTGCACAGACAGCTCTAACTACTGGAATTGGAGGAGTTGTAGCGTATGCTGGTTCTGTAGTTTATCTAGATCCTGCTGCTACTAATCAAGAACCTATGGTGAAGAAGATGGCTTATTCAGCCTCACCTTTCACACCATTTGGCTTTCTAATGCAGAAAGTAAAGACTGGATATCATCAAGTACATCCAGCAGGTATGGTACTTCCTGGCGACTTAGGTTCCAGTGATGCTATTGCTCAACCTTCTTATAGCGCAGCTGGCGCTATTACTGGCACTAAAGCCGTACCGGTAGGCGTGGCCCACTTGGGTATTTGGGACACTGTACATTATACGTGTCTTAAAACATCGTCATCTTTAGTTAGTACACCGACTGCAGCTATCCTTCCTGGTGAGTCGCTTTATGCGGCTGCTGATGAGGGCAAGCTTACTAACAGTGCAGTAGCTGCGAATTCTTCCACCGATACCGCTGATACTGGTTATACTGGTGTTGGAAGTAATGCTTCTACTACTGTAGTAGCTCGCGTTGTTAAAGGCGCTAGCGTTGCTAAAGCTGCCGCTAATATTAACAATGTTACGTTGTACCCAATTAGAGTAAAGCTTTTAATTTAATAAAAAATTTGGATTAAGGCGCTGTAAAGTGCTTCCAATACTAAGATAGGAGGAGTTGTTAATATGGATAATAAAGAAATGCAGGAATTGTTTAGAGCAACTGCGGAAATTCACACACCTGAAGGCATGGCTGCTTATAGAGCATTTGCAGCTGCGTTAACGACTCCAATCTTGCAGAAAATAGAAATGGAATCAATTATGAGACAGCTTTTTGCTGTTGAAAGATTGGCTCCCGGCGCGCAAGCCGTATATCCCGTGGCTAAATCTTTGGCCACTGTTACAGCAATGTAATATAAATAAAAAGAACTATATGCTGGAAACTCCTGTTAAGTTATAGATACCAAAGTGTAAAAATTCTATAAATAGGGACAATCAGCAGGAAAGATAGACTATATGATAGACATAAAAACCAATAAAGAACTATTACATAAATTATATGTAGATGATAATTTATCTTTATCTAAAATAGCCTCAATGTATAGTGTAACATCTATGACTGTTAGGGCTTGGCTTAAAAAAAATAAAATAGATACAAGGCCCTCTACTAAAACCTTATATAGAGAACTTAAAGAGACAAATTTTAGTGATTCTCAGAAAAGTTTAATAGTTGGATCAGTTATGGGTGATGGTAGTTTGACTTTAGGTAAAGATTGTATAAATGCCAGGTTTGTAGAAAGACATTCAGAAAAACAAAAAGAATATTTATTATGGAAGAGAAATTTATTAAAACCATTTACTTATTCTAAAATAACTGAAACACAATTTGGAGAGCATACTATATCTAATGTAAAATGTAATGTTCAGAAAAGTTATATGTTTTCTACAATATCACATCCGTATCTTACAGAACTTAGAAAAGTGTTTTATTCTGAAGGTGTAAAAATTGTTCCTGAGAATTTATCAGAATATGTAAATGCTTTGGTTATGGCCATATGGTTTTGTGATGATGGAAGTTTTTCTTATATTAAAAAGAGCGGAACTTATAGGGTAGATTTACATACCGAAAGTTTTTCTTATAAAGAAAACGTTTTTATTTGTAGAATTTTATCAGATTTTTTTTCAGAAGGCTTCAGAATAAATAGCAGAAAATATATATCTGGAGAAGCTTTCTATATATGTTTGAGTGGTAAGTATAGGGTTAAAAAAGTAGTGGACTTAATAAAACCATTTATACCACTTTGTATGACATATAAAATTAAAGATTATATAGTCTAAATCCTCAACGACTACACGTTCTTCCCCGCATAGCGGGTGATGATATAGTCTGAACTCATGGGAGACCATGAGAGGGAGAGTCGAAGAACTTTCCCCGCCTATAGATTTTATAGGTCATAAAAGTAACAGATTTATGGAAGATTTTGAGATCCCTGTTTGGGTCTTACCTGGATTAGGTTATATTGCGCAGAATTTTATTGAAGGAATTGGTGAGGAAGTTTATGTTCCAACTTTCTCAATCGATACCGCCGCAGATTGGAAAATTAGTTATGCTCGTGATTCAAGAATTGATATTGCACAAAGAGCAGCCGCTAGGGCCGCTAAGGATTTGGCCAATTATGAGGAAGAGTGCGGTTGGCGTGTAATTATGCCTGCTGTTACTTCTAGTTTTTCAGGTAAAGGTCTTTTAGGTTCAAGGCCAGCACCTATTTATGAAATTCAGGCATCTTCGACTGGAGCCGGTTATTTTTCTAAAGAACTTATGAATAAAATGATAACTGGTTTTAAAAGAATTGGTAGAACTTTGACCGATCTTTATATTTCTCCAGAAGATGCTGCTGATATTAGAGAGTGGACTGATACAGACATAGATCCAGTAACCAGAAGAGAAATTTTCCAGGCTTCAGGTATGGGATCTATCTGGAATGTAACATTGCATGAAATTCAACATCTTGGAGCTACCGGTCTTTTTAATATTAATGGTAATTCCTCAGCTTACGGTAAGTTTATAGCCGATGCTAGTGAAGAATTTAATGCTTATACTCTTGAGAATGCTAATGTTACTGCTGCTGATGGTACAGTTTCTACTCTTGGCGAAACTCAAATTATAGGTTTTGATTTGACCGTAAATGATTCTTTAGTTATGCCTATACGTAAAGAGTTCGAGGCGCACGATGACCCCACATTGCTACGTGTTCAAAAGCAAGGGTTTTTTGGTTGGGCCGAGCTCGGTTTTGCGTGTTTGGATAGTAGAATGATGGGTATGGGTATTATAGACCGTAGTCTGTAATCTAATAATATGGTGGCGCCTAAGCATTTGTTTAGGCGCCTTCCATTAACATTTTAAGGTATATGATATGAATGTGTGGTTTTTTGCTAAATTTTTAATGGCAATTATACTCACTGAAGCTATTACGGAATTAATTACCAAATCCGAAATTTTTAGTCCTGTAAGGGCCAAAATTTTTAGCTGGGGCCAAAATAGTAAATTATTTAATTGGCTCCACAGCCTGTTGGATTGCGGATATTGTTTTTCCGTCTGGGCAGGGAGTCTAGTTGCTATTTTGTTTTTTAGAGATATACATATTGTACATTGGAGCTTGGATTGGTTTTTTATAGCTCTAGTTTTACACAGATGTTCAAATCTATTCCATAACATTATGGATAGGATTCACGGATAATTTATAGGACAAGGTAAATTAAATAGAAAAGGAGAAGCTTAATATGGACGGATACGTTATGAATGCTACCCCCAACTGGGCACATGCTATGAAAAGAGCAATAGGTCCTGGTGGGAAGATATATTTAGATGAATTGTTTCAACAATATGGAATTAAGCACAACTTAGAAGAAGGCCCAGAATTTATAGATTGGTTGCGTAATGTTAAACTCAAAGATCGCAATAAGTGGAAGATAGTTTTAGAAGACGTATCAGAGACTGTAACAGTAGAGTCTTCTGAGGCCACTAATACCACACCTAAAGAAAAACAAAGAAATAATGAAAACATAGCACCCATGGTTAAAAAGAAATTGACTGTTGATGAGGTAGTTAATTTATCGGTTAGACAAGCCAGAGAATTACTGCCTAAAGTAACAGACCTTAATCTTCTTAAATACTCATTGCAGGAAGCCAATCAGTTAGCAAATAAAGATAGTCTATGTAGGATTATAAAGAAAAGAATAAGGGACTTACAGATGTCGAGATAGAAGAGGGTCGGAGAGAACCTCCAAAAACTGCTTCAGTCTATGTTATGCCCTCAATCTATATATATATATCATTAAGTACTTTAGTGAATTATACAAGTATTTTGAGGGCTACATACCCAATACTACATAGGAGTAACAAATGATTATTTTAACATTTACTGTTGATGATATAAATACTGTTATGCAGATTTATAATCAAATTCAAATACAAAGATCAGAGTCGCAGACTGGTACTTTTTCTGATATAGGTGGTTTAGGACCTGTAGTGCTGACGTCTGGTCAAACTACTTATGAACTTATAGATGCTGCGGGTTTATCTACTTATTGGTATAGATCAAGATACTATTCAACCTCTAGTTTTACAGCTAGTGCGTGGTTTACACGAACTCCTGAAGGGTTATTTTACAGCCCACTATATCCAGCAGAAGTTAGTTATAGTACAGCAGAACATCTTGTCATAAATCGTATAAGACGTCTTATAGGGGACCCTATAAGTATTAGAAGAGACTCTGGAGAAGAGTACACTGGACATATTCATTTTGATAATAAGACGTATGAATTATATGAAAAAGGTTGGCCATTAGTTATAACTATAGCGGGCACGAATTATAATCAACTTTCAAATCCAACCGTAGATGGATATAGGTATTTAAGATTTAGTAATGATATATCAACTGTATCTACTGTTTCTGGTATAGACTATGGTATAGATATATGGTATAATAATTTCAGACACAGTGATAGAGAAATAATGGACGCGTTTGATAGTAGTACCCCACCGTCCCCACTTACTTCTACCACTGCCACATCAGAAGCCTACATGCTTCAAACTTCTATCGACCTATTGAGAAGGGAGTTGTGGGAAGATGCTACAGAGGATGGTGCGTCTATCAGAGATGAAGGCAGTAGTTATAATCCCGCCGAAGGTCAAAAAATTAGAAAACAATTGCTTGATAACTTACAGGATAGGTTGGATAAACTAGTTAAGTCGTTGATGCTTACCGGTATTTCTGGAGTTTTAATAGACTAGTATAGGAGCTTAATATGGTACGAGATAGGATTAGTCCTAAAACAAGAAATAGATTTAAAAGGGCTATACGAGATGTAGTTTCTGGGCTTTCTAGAAAAATTAAAGTATATAAGCAGCCCATAAAAGTTGATTGTCCTAACTGCTATTATGATAAACTTACTGCTTCTTCTACTGGTAAGTGTAGATGGACTCTATCTGAAGCCATACAAAAACAACAAGACTATGAATTAACTAATCCTGGAGTTATTAGGTACAAATGGTTTAGTGTCGGTCGTTGTCCTATATGTAAGGGTTTGGGTTTCTTAGAAACTAAAAGAAAAGTTTGGATAGACTGTTTAGTTATATGGGACCCAGAGAGCAGAAGTGGAAATGATGTAACGTATACGCCTGCTGGTACAGAAGGTAGTACATCTTTGCAATTAAAAACACACCCTAAACATTATGATTTATTTAAGAATTGCTCTAAAATAGTTGTTGATAATATAGATTGTAAATTATCTAAGCCCCCTGTAACTAGAGGGTTGGGTAATGAGGCCGTATTAATAATATCAGCATTTACTACTGAAAAACTTAAGGTTGATAGATCTGAGATAATAAAGGATTATAATTAATGTTCGAGGCATCAAAAGAAATAAATAATATTTATAAAGATGAGTTTAGAAAAAAATTTAATATTATAGTTGAGGATATTAAACTTATGTTGTTGAGTAGATATGATGAGGAGTTGATAGATATAGTACTAGATCCTAAAAGTAAAACTAATCCTAATTTATATAGAGAAGAGTTCGCGTCGAGACTGGATAGCTTTATGTTTATTGAAGAAGAACATAGTAATATTTCCATAAATGTCCCGGACATGGAAAACTTTGATTTTTCGGGCCGGCTTAGGGTAATAGAAACAATATTAAATGGGTTATCTGGTATTTATGTAGAAGTTGGTGAGGATGAGTATACACAAATATTTAATAAAAAACCACTTAATAGAGACCCTATAGATGAATTTGTTCCGTCTCAAGATAGGGTTTATATTGTAAGGTATGATAGTAGGATTAGAAGGGCCGAAAAGGATTTAAATACACAATTCATAAGATACCCATTTTCAAATACAGCGCCTATAGATATATTCTATGATGCTGATAAATATGTAGTATACAATTTAGATAAGTGGATAAGTGAAGTTAACGAAAAAGTTCAAGAAAAATTTACTGATAAACTTAAGAAGGAGCTAAAAGATGACATATGAGATGCGCAATCTTCGTAAAGAAGACTTAAGTTTATACTTATACATAAAAGATATTATATTGAGAGATTTTATTGAAGTAGAAGAGTACGCTATACTAGAATTAATGCCAGACTATTCGGTTAATAATAGTTATGTATATGAGTGTGTAGTCGACGACGTGGCCCCTTCTCCAACAGAAAGGGGCAGAGGTTGGGTATATTTTGATGAGCCTGTAGGCGCTTCTTTCTGTGAACCATTTACATCTGTATCCGGTCTTAATGGGAATGGTAATTTTGCATATGGTACTCCAGAACAATCTAGTAGAGTTATAGTATACGAAACTACTAATAGTGGTTTAGAAATAGTTGATTGGCAAGACTATATGATAGACTATATAGATGGTAGGATAGTATCTACAAGAGAGCTTGCTTCACCATATGTTACATACGCTTGGAATTATGTATCTGTTGTAGATGAGTGGGCCGCTGTTGAGGCTTCTAATCCTCCAGTAGTTGTTATTGATGTTAGTGGTACTGATAAGTCAGGATACCAACTCGGTGGTGGTAAGAAAGTTTTAAGGAAAGTAGATTTACATATATTTGGTTCTAACACGGCCGAAAGAAATGACTTAGCAGAAACATTATACGATGGCTTTTATAATAGGAGTTGTCCTATACACGATTTTACTACAGGTTCAGTTTTAGATCATGATGGTACTTTCTATGGAAGAAGAAATTTAACAGATAGAGTATCTAACCCTATTAATAAACTGACCTATCTATTTGATAGAAACCTATTATCAAATATCAGTAAGTTACAATTTGATTCTGTAACTTCCAGACATGTTAATCTTCCTCTTGTTATGACTAGAGGAGGAGATGAGATAATGCTGAGTGATTTAAATGCATACAGATCTAAAGTAAGTTTTGATATGTTATCCTATGATGACAGTACTATTATGTAGAAGATTGAACTGTGATTCTAACTAATTCGGTTAATTAATTCAATAGATCTGAATATTATATATGTATTAATAAATTAGAGATGTACTGTAAGGAGAAAGAGAAATGTTACTGAAAAAAATTATTACTGTTGTAAGTGTAACGCTTTTATTGTTTTGTACAGCAAATTTGGCAACGGCCGAAATCAAGCCCGGCGCCATTACTATTTCACCTATGGTGGGGCAGTTCAATTTCGATAGTGGCTTGAATATGGATGAAGATAGTGGAATAAATTATTTTACTTTCGGCCTGGGTTACAATATTGATAAAAACTGGGCTGTGGAAGGCCTTCTAGGCTACACTAAACCCACATTCAAGACAGCTGATTTTTCAACGACTGTTGATACTTATCAGTATGAAATAGACGCTTTATATCATTTTCTTCCAGATAACAAGCTGGTACCTTATCTTGTTGGTGGTGTAGGTGGTATAACTTATGATCCAAATACTGGTGATGGCGATACTGATGTCATGTTGAATGTTGGAGGTGGTTTGAAGTTAGCTTTAAATGATACTGTGGCCCTAAGAGCAGATGTTCGTCGCATGATAGTTTTTGATGCCGGCGGAGAGGATTATAATTGGTCATACCTGTTAGGTGTTACAATGGCCTTCGGTGCCGAAAAAGAAATGATGACTTTGTCTGCATCTACCCCCGCCCCTGAGCCAGTACTTCCCTGTTCAGACGGTGATAATGATGGTATTTGTGATAAAGCCGACAACTGTCCAGATACTCCAAAGGGATGCCGTGTAGATTCTTTCGGATGCCCTTTTGATGATGACAGAGATGGTATTATTGATTGTTTAGACAAATGCCCTAAAACTCCAGCTGGAGCAGTAGTTGATAGTAGAGGGTGTTGGGTTATCAGTGTAGCTGTTCTGTTTGATTTTGATAGTTCTGATTTAAAGCCTGCAGCGTTGAATGAGTTGGATAAAGTATATGAAGTTCTAAAGGCTGATGATTTAAAAATAGAAGTTCAGGGATATACCTGTAACATGGGACCTGACGACTACAACCAAAATCTTTCTGAACGTCGTGCCCAAGCTGTTACGTCTTATTTAATTGATAAAGGTATTGATTTGAATCGATTGACCACGGTAGGCTATGGGGAAAGTAATCCTGCAGTCTCTAACGATACTAAAGAAGGACGTATAGAAAATCGTAGGGTGGAATTTAACACTCTCGACTAAATTAAAAATATATTTAATTAAACTGAGTGGAAGCTCAGACAATCCCAAAATTAAAATAGAGTGTGGGGTTGTATAATTTTAAAATACGTTTTGGACAAGGAAATATTAACTAAATAATCTCGCCTCAGGTATTTAGTTAATTACCAAATGTTTTAAAATCGACCTGAATAATTGTTTTATGTTTTATCAATAAGGAATTTGATAGGAGGAATAAATAAATATGGCTAGAAATAGAATAATATATGCGTCACAAAGCGTATGGGCCAACGGTGAGGTTCTTTATCGTGTTCAGTCCTTGGGAACCACCACCACCTTTACGAGTGAGGACATTTTCGAATTAGGCCATCTAGACATAATTGATGTTGTCGACGATGTGCCTGCCGTTGCAGTTACTATAAACACAAATGATTTCGGCGACGTTCGTACCCTAGCTCTTTTAGCCCAAGTATCTTCAGTAAAACTTGCCATGGACGCTACTGCTGATTCTAGTACTGGTAACCTAGTGTCTGGTTCTACATACCTTCATGGTGTAGCTATGGCTGATTTTGCGGTAATGTGTGGTAGTTTGGCAGGTATTACTATTTGGGCTCCTGTACAAGCTGAGTGTGATCTTGGTACATTAGCTAATAATATTGACCAGACTTTATTTTTAGATGAGGTCTATGTTAACAGTTTAGAGTTTAGCTATTCTACTGGTGCGAATGCTACTGAGAATTATGGTGCTGAGTGTGATAATAAGATGTGGCTCTTAAATGGTGGAGCTTACGTTAATTATTTTGCAACTATTTCAGGAACAACCTCTCTTATAGATGGTAGTGTTGTCTCTGCTGGATATTATGATTTTAGTACTGTTGGTTATGATACGACAACCACCATCCCAGAGCTATCTTCTGGAAGCTGGGCAATTATGAGAAAAGATGCGGCTGGTAACCCTGCCGTAACTGCATATGATGCTACAGCCAATACTAAGGTTAATTATGCGGTAGTTTCTGGTACAGCTGCAGATACTGCTACCTTTGTATTCAATCCTGTTGATGGTAAGTTATATTTTCCAACTGCCGCCGACTATTCCGTGGCGGCTGGTGATATTTTAGAGTTTGCTTATGCTGGTGATAAGTACTCTACACCTATGAATACTTACTTTGTTGCTAATACAGGGAATGCTAACTCTGATGTTGGTGCTTTACGTCAGGGCCAGGTAGAAATTTCCATTGTAGATGGTGCTACAGGCACTGCGGCTTGGCGTTTAAGTAGTGTTGCTATATCAGCTGACCTTACTCGCGAGCCTTTGACAGAATTAGGGCACCTAGGTCCTTATGATAGACCACTTACTTTACCTATACCTATCACCATAACTGTAGATACTACTGCTGGTGATTTGGAAAACTGGGCAAAATTTGCTGGTCTACTTACTGAATTTAATGCTTTAACTTTAGATGACATTGATCTAAATGATTTAATGAATAAAGATGATCTTTCTTTGGTAGTTAAGGTTTTTGAACAAACAGATCAGGAAGCCGGTACTACTGGCGCCGGCCGTATTGTTAATACGACCAGTCTTGTAGGCGAAGATCAGTTTGTAGATGGTGTAAAGAATGGTGCAGGCTCTGGAGCTAGTGGTGTTTATGCCCTGGGCGATAGAGAATACGCCTTAAAAACCATGGTAGTTAAAAATCTTAAAATTACTGATGAGAGTATGACTTTGGATATTGGTGCTAATGCTACACAGACATTTGGTTTCCGTTCAACTAATGATTTATTTGCTGTAAAGGGAGACCTTAGTTTTAGTTTGGTAGCTGGTTTAATGCGTAATTCTTCATAATAATTTTGTTATGTTGTTTTAAGGAGAGTGGCTAAGTAACTTACTTAGCCACTCAATAAAATGCGGAAAGGGGAATGTGATATGATTAACGATAAGAGTAGGGACAAGCTGTCCAGAGAACTTGAGGACGACATTACGGAACTTTTCAGAAGAATTTTAGATTATGTCCAAGTCGCTTGTCCAACACAAGATACTTATAAAGCTTTAAGAGCTAAAATTTTGAGGGAGGGTAATAATTGTATTCGTACTGTTAGGAAAAAAGTACTACATTATAATGTAGAGTTTGTACCCGATACGGAAGAGGTTATTGAAATAAGACAACCTAAGGTTGTTAGAAAGTAATAAAAGAAAAGGAGACGGGCAAATTATGACAGATCAAGAAAATGAAAATAGAAGATTCTTTTTTGGACCAGATGAAGAAACTAAGTTTTATATTGAGCCTCCAACAGCAGAAGATATTAGAGGTGCTGATTGGCAATATAGTAAAACATTTACACAGTGCTTGATAGAGGGTATAACTACAAGTGCCGAAATGGCCGATATATTGACAAGGCGTGGTATAATTGGTCCAGATTTTGAGCAGCGCGCAAATGAGCTAGCACAAAATTTAGCAAATAAAATTGCTACACTTGAGTCAACTAGTGACTTAGATATTAAAAGGGAGTTGTCTTTAGAGGTAGCAAGATCTAGGGAAGAACTTTTTCAGTGGAATCAACGTCTAAATGGTCCAATGAATAATACTGCAGAGCAGATATCAGACGATGCTAGACTTGAATACTTAACTTCGTCTATGGTGACAGACAGTGAAGGTAAGAGGGTGTGGGAAAACTATCCAATTTATTTAAAAGAGAAAAGTCAAGCCCTAGCTCTTAGAGCCCGATTCGAAATTATGCTTTATCTACAAGGATTAGACTCTGATTTCTTAGATCAGACTCCAGAAGCTCAAGCCATGCGAGAAGTAGAGAGTGATATATTAAATAAAGCTGCCGCAGCTATACAAGCAGCTGAAGCAGTTCAACAAGAAGAAGTTGTTGATGATGTTCCCGACGAAAAACTTTCTACAAGTAAAAGTACAAAAAAGAAAAAAACTAAGTAAAATAGATTATGAGTTTAACTTATGAAGAAATAGAGAACTGTTTAGTGTCTATATTTTGTAGTATTAAATATATTTGTATAGATGATTTATTTTTAACATTTAAATTTCCTAGTAATAGTACTAAACTTAGAGCTAATTTTGTATATTCCAGATCTTATAATGATGCTGTAAAGGGTGGTATACTACCAGTTAAAGAATTAGAAGAACTGGTGGATAGGAGAAATTTAATATCTGCATCAGACATGTCTCAATTAAGTAAGTTAAAGGCTCAGCTTGAAGCCCAAAAAATTATACTAGGTAAGACTACTAGAGTTAAAGCTAATCAAGAACGTATAAAAAATATAATAAATCGTTTAAATACTGACATAAACAATATAGAGTTTAAGAAGAGCTCTAAATTATTCATGTCAGCCGAAAGTAAGGCTGATGAAGATAAAACATTTTATTTGTGTAGTTGTTGTGTTTACAAAGAAGATGATACTTTACTTTGGCCTACATATGAAATAGCATTAAAAGAAAACAGATTAGAATTTAAGAATGATATATTGGTAGAGTATTTACGCTTTTATTCTGGATTTCCAATTAGTACTATTAGAGAAATAGCCAGAAGTAGTATATGGCGAATTAGATACATAAACAGCATGAAAACGTCGGACCCCTTATTTGGGGTTCCGGCGTCATGTTACACAAACGATCAACTTAGTTTGGTTTACTGGTCTAATTACTACCAAAATATTTATGAGATGATGTCTGAAGACAGACCATCTGATATGGTGATAAATGATGATGATGCCTTAGACGCTTATATGCAAGAATATTATTCGGAAAGGACTCGCGAGGATTCAGTAAGAAGAAGTACAAATAAGCGCCCCGGTAAACTATCAGCATTCGATTCTGCTGAGGTTATAATTACAAGATCTCATGAATTATACGAAGATATCGAATACGATACCCCTAAAGAAGCACAGCAATTAAAAGATAGGGTAGATATTAAAAAAAGGACAAAGAGGAAAGGGTAGGAAATTATGTAATTTGCTTTATAGTGGGTGTATAG